CTATTGAGTGCGCGCTGATAGGCCGCACCCGTTACAATCGCGGTGTTAGACTGAACAAGATCAGCACGCAACTGCGGCGATATAGATATGTGTTCGCGCTCTAGCTGCGCAATCTCTTTGTCAACAGCAAGCTGAATCTTGCGAGCATCACCGTAACCTGTGACTGCATCAACCTGTTCATGTAGACTCGTTACGAGCGCGTCAACCTGTTCCTTTTGCCGTGCGACTGTCTGCCCAGCCGCGCCCGTCTTAGCGTCGATGTCCTGGGCGAATGCCGTATTGCCGGGTAGGTTGTTGCGGTTCGCATTGTAGAAATCAAGCGTCTTCTGCGCGGTGACAAAGCCGTTACCATCCTTTTGCTTGTTCAGCTCGTCATTCAACCGCCGCATTTCAGCAGTAGCGGCTTTAGCTTCGTCACGTAGCCCAGCAAGCGGCTCTTTCTTACCCATCGCCTCTAGGTGCAGAGTGGCAACAGCAATTTGTGTATCTAGGTTGCGAGACTCCTGTGCAGTCGTACGAATCTGCTGCTGTAATGCTTTCTGTTGGTCAGGGTCCGTGATCTTTGCGACATCACGATAGACGGGCAAGCCTGGATTATCCCTTGCGCCGCCTGCTGACGGATCGAGCACGGTTACTTTCGCCTCGCTCTGGTCCCTGTACGACTTCGTAAGCGCGTCCACCTGTATCTTTTCGCGCTTCAGTGCCTCTAGCTCAGCCTGTGCATCCTTCGTCTTCTGACGAGACAGCGCCAGCCCTGTAAGTCCTGCCTCATTCGCTTGCGCCTGCGCCGCAGCAATTGCCTTCTGCGCAGTGATAGTTTGTAGCGTAGCCGCTGCGCTCTGTACTTCAATTGTCTGCTGTTCGGGGCTGTTATTGAAGAAATTAGACAGCCCTGATGCTGAGAAGAAACTAGCTTGCTTGACTTTGATAATGCGTTCGCCATCAGCAACCGCTTGATTAGTAGCGCGGATGCTTTCAAGCTGCATTGCTTTGTACGCATCAACGACTTTTAGAATGCCGTCGTACATGCGGCCAAACACTTCCAACAACGCGACTGCGCCCACAATAGGAAATGCTGTGCGCAGTATTGGCCCTAGTCCTAGAACGGCTGTTGAAAACTTCTCAACAGCGCGAATAGACATGCGCCCTTCAAGCGTCATGAGCGCGGCTGACGCTGCTTGTACCTCGCTGACGCTACCGTTAGCCGCGCGGCCTACATTGGTAAAGCCATTCGCAGCGTTGTTGAAGAATTGAGATGCACTAGCAACACCTTTAGCACCGCCAACGTACGCAGTCGATGCGGCGGCTAGATTATTCATCTGCATTGATGCAGCACCCGCGCGCTGTATTAGCGTGACGAGTGAGTTAGACAGGGTGTTAGTTGCTGTAGTGGCTTCGGTCATGCGCGCTGAGTAATTGCGCGTACTTGTGTTTAGACCGCTCTGCGCAGATGATACGTTTTTCAGCGCGGATGTAACCGCAGCAACATCAATTTTCTTTAGTGACTGTGCTAAGGAATCGACACCAGCGCCAGCGGATAATGCCGCACTTCCAATCGCCTGTAAACGAGGCTGGATAGATGCGGCTATTCCGTCTGTAACTCCAATTACATAATTGGTATTTTGATCGGCCAATTTATGACATCCCTTAGAATGTCAATTTAGCACGATCAGCTAAGTCCCGAGCGAAGATAATAGCTCGTTCTACAAATCCTGGTGCAGCTTGTGGACTAGTTCCATTCTCGTTGAGTAACCCGATGTAATCGAGTCCATTCGAGCAATACACTGTCTCACCATACTGCGCAATAGCAACAGCCGCGCGAGCTAGTTCCATTGCAACGGCTGCGTTAGCTGGCCCGCCTGGGCTTTCACTCCCAACTAACAAACCTAAGTTACTTGGTGCGTGCGGCGCAATGACATCTAAGTCAGGCGTACCCACACTTAGTTTCCAGTTAGAGATTGCCGCGCCTGTGTCAATGGGTGTTGTCTGCGTTAGATCATTCGCAATGTTCAGCGCAATAACTTTCTTGCGCTCATTGACAGCAGCTTTCAAGTCTTTGGGAAGTGCATCGCAAAAGGCGGCAAAATCGCGCATTGTTCCGGCCATTACTTACCGCCTTTTGACATGTGTGTTCGGTACGCCTGATCCATGTGAGCAACGCAATGATGAAGCGCAATGCGCTGTTCTGTATCGAAGCTATTCGCTGTTGCGTAGTAGTCGATGCGTGACCATGGAATAGAACCAATACCCATACCGTTTACACGTTCTGATTCCAAGTCATAGAACGCGTATAAGTACAGATCATTGCCAGATTGTAAGATAGGTTGTTCTTTGATGGCCTGCGGTATTGGCCTGCCCATGTTACCCGCTTGTGTTGAGATGTCCTGCGCGATTGGTCCTATCTCCATTGCGTACATCAGGACATCAATTAGTTTTTTGCCATGCCCGCTAACACACCATCACGGTACTTATCCGCATCCACGGAGATAGCTGCAAGCTGCGCGAACATATCAGGCAACGCACGCAAGCAAGCACCTACATTCTCATCCGTGTACTCGATATCGGTATCCGGCCCGTTGTCGCCCTTCCCAATGCCGCCAAAGCCATCAGCAAGCCGTACGTTTTTCCAGCCCTTGACGCTGACCTCTGCGAACACGCTCGTCATGATGAACAAATCGTCATCCTCGCTGATGCTCTGCGCGTCAAGCTCGTCTTTGTACGGCTTGGAAATACGCTCAAATACCTTGCGATAGATCGCGCTTTCACGAAACGTACGCGCAACGAACAGTGTGGGAATCGTGCCGTCAGCGTTGGGTGTAAACTCTACTGGAATGCCCTCTTTTTCCAGCTTGCGGTTAGTGGCTAATGTCATCAATCCCATGGTGTTTCCTCGTTCAACAAAATACCGGGCTGAGAGTTTACCCCAGCCCGGTTGTACTGCTTTACAACTTACAGACCTTTGTAACCGCTCATTGCAGAATCAGGCAGGAAGTAAAACTGTGTAATCGAAGCGGTATAACCGTTCGCATTCGCAGCGCCATCCTGCGTGACATCACAAGTGATTTTCTTGTTCTGCTCAATCTTGAGCTGTCCGCCGCCCAGGGTCACAAGCGGTACATCAAAAACCATGCCCGTATTCTTACGTGCAAAGATTTCTGTGATGCCTGTATCCGCGTTGTTCTGAACAGCAGCGATTGCGTTGATGTCATTGAAATACAGCGTTGTCTTTCCGCTTACGGCGAAGTCACCAACGGAGATATCAAAGCCGCTCACTGAACCGAGTGCCTTGGCAGCAGTCGCGCCGTTGTCGATGGACAGCGTAACGTCTGTTGCGTAAGCAAACAGTGAACTGGACTCAGTACCAACGACAGTCAGCAACGATGCAAACAAGTCTTGTGACAGATTGAATGCAGGTTCGTTGTAGAACGTGCCGATAGTGCCGGTAAGCATCGCAACATTGGTGTAGGTTGAACCGATGCCCACAAATGAGAAATCGCATTCAAGCTTCGCGCCCTGTTTCAGTGTCAGCGTGAACTTGTCAGGCACGCACCCGAGCATCGTTTCGAGCTGGTCAGCGTTACCAACACCCTTACCGAGATAACGCGGCATGGTGTAGCTGCGTCGCTTGATAAGCGCAAGCGTTGCCTCATTCTTGAGGAATGATCCAAAATACACGTTCACAGCAGCGCCGCCGCCAGTCTTGACAGCAGCCGTGTTATCGCCCAGATTTCCGAATGTGCAGAAGTCAAACACAATCGATGTGGTTGAAATCGACCCAATGCGCGCGTATCCACGTACGGGCTTTGCAGTGACATCACCGTAAAAGTTGAAGTCCTTTGCGGCTGTTGCGTTGCCCTTGTCACCGATGTAAAGCCACTCACCCGAATTCAAGCCCCAGGTTGTGAAGTCTGAACCTGTGTCAGTCATGATGCAGACTGCACCAGCAAGGCCCGTCAGTGTTGCCGCAGCCGATAGCTGCATTCCAACGGCTGTAAGCTTCGCTGTTGCAGGCGGTGCAGCTTCTACAACGGTAGCGCCCGCAAGTAACGGTGCTGCGGTAATGACAGCGCCAGCAACAGCACTGGCAAGCATCAGCCCGTTGTTATTCGCGTTGGCGAAGTTTGCAGCGTGAATCAAGCTTTTCGGCTTGAACGTCGGTATAGCTGACGCCAACGTGAACGATCCAACCGCAACGCCAGTTACAAGTGTGGGCGCGGCTGCGTTCATCGGCGTTGTACGTGCCTTTTCACGGATGTCCGCAAACATCATGCCTTGCATCAAACGCAGCACGTTGTTGTGGGTATAGTCCGTGTTGAATCCAGCAGCAATGTCAATCTCTGACGTGGTGCCTTTGTTCTTTTGACGTGAGATGTTGATGGGCGAGCGAGTCACGCTCTTTGCATCAGCGCCCCAGGTGGCGTAAGAGTTGGGTTCAATCGGCCAAAAGGGACCGGGCGATTGAACGCCTAACGTTGCCTCTTCACCGTAGTATGCTTGTGTGCTGTTGCTGTCAATTGCTGCGCCCATGGTTTGATTCTCCGCTGTTACTGGTAGTTGTCATAGGTGCATTCCACCATGACTGTTGTTAGATAATGCGACTTAGTATTTCCAAGCTCACGCACTAGCTGGTTAGTGAAACTCATAACACCTGATGGTGAAGGCAACCTATAAGCATCTCGCACGCTTTCAGCCAAGAGATTACCATTATCTAGCGAACCCGGCGCACTTATAGGCGAATAAATCTGAATCACTAACTGCCCCAGTGCTTCGTACCGACTAATGCCATTCAGCTTTGCTAGTGACGCTTGATTGTCACGTATCGTTGTGTAGAAGACGCGGCACCAATAGCCATCATTCGGCGGTTCAGTCGCGCCGTTCATGCCTGGGTAATGCACTTTGATTCGCTCAATTATTCTGCTGGCAATAGCTGCTTTTATCGCAGTGTTGACAATGCCGAATAATTCATCTTTGGCGTCAGCGTAAGTCATATCGTTCCTGCGATGTTTGCAACTAAGGTGCCGATAGAATCAAGTTCATCGTGCTCAACAAACTGCTGAATATTAGTCGGTGTTGCTACAGGTCCGGTAGCTAAATTCAGTTTCCATAGAATTACTACACCGCCTGGGTCAACGGTTTCCATATCAACAACTTTATGTACGTCACCATTCGCGCGTGTAACAATGTCATTGACTCTGCACAGAAAGCCGTTGTTGCCCATGATTGCGCCCTTGCTACCGCCCAACGTATCCGTGTTAGGAAGTAACTCAGCAACCTTGCCCTGCGTATCGCGCGCAGTGGCTTTCACAAATAACATGTACAGTGGGATTGAATCAGGAAGCGTCTGAAACACTGCATTGGACTTCCACGGTTGCTCAGGATCGGCGGGTATCGGGTCAGGTATCTGCTGGTAAGATACTAGCTCACCATTCGCTTCAATGTCCGCAAGTGCAGATGCAACGTCATCCTCGTAAGCCACGTCAGACCCTCACACTTGTAAAGAACTGACCGCCTGATGTCAGTAGTGATCTTAGAAACGCTTCGACTGCTGGCATTGACGGTGATTCGTACGTAGCAATCGTTTCGGACCACTCAGTTTCAAGCACGTCAACCTTCTTGCGTTTCACGAAACGACCGTCAGCGCCCTTGACTGGTCCATTTGGGCCATCGGGAATAGAACCTGTGCCCACACTTGCTATCGAAGGCTGCAACGAGATGCCCTGCATTTGCTCAACACAGAGCTGCGCTTGTGCTTTCTTGAGCTGCCCAGGTATCACAGTGTTAGACAGAAAAACAAAATCGATTCTCACATAGCTGCGCGGCCATGACAGGTATTGACTGCCTGAGTACGTTGGAATGCCTGCAAACTGATTGCGCAGATTCTCGAGGTAGTCGCACGCGCGGATGAGATACGGTGTGTAGATCGCGACGTTAGCCGCGTCATTGTCGCCGGTTGTG